GGAATCATATCTTGTGGTTCCATTTGTTGTTTAGGAGCTAAAGATAACATATCATTATCTATTGGTTCTTCAATTTCAACATTAAATTTATTAGCATACTTAAAGAATTCATCACTTGACATAAAATCAGAAACTTCATCTTCGCTACTAAAAGCACCTGTTTTTTCTAAATCATTTACAAATCTAGCAAACATAGAACCTGGTTTATAGTCCATTGGGAATGATTTACCTTTGTATTTAAAAAATACAACAGCCAAACGTTTATCCATAGGTCCTTCCTGTAATCCAGGTTTACCTTTTTTACCTCCTGATACTTGGAATGATAAAGATGATTTAATTTTTTTCATCAATTCATCATCTGTCATAGCAGGTTTTTTAGTGTCGTTTTCTTTAACTGCCTTTAATGTAGGTTTGTCTTTAGTAACAACATTTACTTTATTACGAGAGGCAACATCTTTAATTTTAGATGCTAAAGAGGCAGCTGATGTATCTTTAGTAGTAACATCAATTACCATTTTGCCTTCCATTCCCGTTTTAATATCTAATTTACCGTCAGGAAAATCTCTTTTCCAATCTTTAGACATTTTTGCTTTAACCTCATCGGCTGTTGCTTTTGCATTATCTCCAGATAAAACAAGTCGTTTGTATGTTATTGGTGCTGCCATTTTTATAGTCCTATATTTTGTAATTGTTTAATTGTATCTTGTGTATTTACATGTAAAATTCCAATACCACCCTTTGATCTCCATTGTTCAATGTTATCAGGGCGGTCGTCAATAAGTATTTTATCTTTACCAGAATAATTTTGTTTTTTCTCAGCTGATGCTAAAATTAAAGGAGTCCCAGGTAAATTATTTTTAACCCATAATCTTTTTCCTAAACGAGATGCTGGATTTCTAGATGGAGCTGATAATAAAGTTGGTTGTTTATCTTTAATATAATCCCATAATTCTTTTCCGTCAGGCATCCATTCCATTCCTACCCAAAACTTAATTTTATTATCAACATCTATTAAATCCCAAAACTTTTCTACACCATATTTGGCTTGATATTGGGCTGCTGTTAAATGTTCTGGGTTAAGTGATTTAAATCTGTCTTCAAAATTAGTTAAAACACCATCCATATCACAATACAAAGTATAGTGATGGAAAGGTTCAACAGGAACTGTTTCCTCTTCTCTTAATTGCTTATATAAATCTGTTAACTTATACATTTTTAATACTATCTTCCCAATTTCTAAACATCATATTTCCTTTTTCGTACGCTTCTCTTTCAATCTCAGGCAAATCACCACCTTCATTTGTGTTAGTAGTAGTAATATTATTTAATCTACCATCTAAATTTTGTTCATGATGAATCATTTCATGAGCAAATGAACGTAATATATCTTTTGGGTGCCTATCCATTGTATATAATGTAATAGACTTTTCAGCAGGATTGTAGTAAGCCGTTTTACCCAAAAGATTGGATGCGTTTTTTTCATCATCCTTTATAACCTTTATTTTAGGCAATGGTTGAATTTTCATTCCATTGTCAATCATATATTTAGATAAAGATACGAAAGATTCCTCGGGATTCCAAGTTTCTATTAAAGCTTCTTTAACAAGTATTTTTGCGTATTCGTTTAAACCAAAAGGATCATCTTTTTTAGGAGTATTATCATGTCCACATTTATGGCAAATATATAAATCATCTCCACCATCTGCTATAGGCCATTCCCAACCACAATTATCACAAATCACATCTGTGTCTGTTACTATTTCATTTACAAAAGATGAGGGTGTAATTAAATGAGTTTGTTTAAATATTTTAAGTAAAGCACCAACTATAAATCCACCTGGTAAAGTAGCAATAGCTGTTAATCCAATAGTTTTTAAAACATCTTTTAATTGATTACCAATTTGTTCTTTTTGCTCATTACTTAATTCAATTTCTCCTTTAGCGGCTTGTAAAATTAATTTAAAAGCATCTTTTGTTTCTTTACCTTCTTGTTTAATAGCCGATACGAAATCCTTAATTTTGGTTTTCATATTATCCATAACATTTTCTTTAATAATAGGAGAAACCATATCCCATATTTCTTCCTTTTCAGTATCACTGACATCTGGAATCATATGAAAAAATTGTTCTTTATTATTATCTCTAATGGCTTGACGTGTTTTAGTTCCACTAACACCTCCCGAGGTAGTAATAACTTTTACCTCAAGATTAGGATATTTACTAATTGATTTAGTTCGGTTTTCAATATCAGCTAAATCACCTTCATCTCCCTCTCTAGCTCCTAATATCCAATAAACTTTAGTATCAGGATTTTCTTTAGCATAACCTAAAACAGATTTAACAGGAGCAACTGATGCTTCTACATCAACTTTAGGTGATAAATAATTTTTATAGATGTCCCAAATTTTAATTGATTCATCTTGGGTAACACCATCTCTAACACCTCCACCAACAAATATTTTTAATTCATCAATTTCGGGAAATTGTTCTAAAGTTAATTTGGCAACAGCAAAATGACCTTTGGTTGGTGGTTTGAAACCACCCCCATAAATGGCCACTGTTTTTTTAGTATCTAACAGGTCCTCTAATAGAGTTTTAGTTAGTAAATCCATTATTTTAATCTTTCGATTTTTTCTTTAGCAATTTTTTTCTTTTCCTCAATTGACTTTTTACTTTCTCTAAAGTCATTCATAGCCTCTTCTACTTCCTTCATCATACCCTCATATTGCTTAATTGCTTCAGTAGCAACTCTAGAGGCATCTGATTTTTGTTTGTAAATGCCTTTGATTTCATCTTTATCAAGATTATCAAATACAGTAGCTTCCATCATGATATCCTCTTTAGTCATACCTTTTTTAGGTTTTTTAACTACAAAGAATTTACCGATTTCGTCTACGGTTTCTTTATTATTCATTTCGGCTAATTCACTTTCAAGTAATAAGTCTAGTAATGTTTTCATTTGTTTATAAAGTTATTAATTTTTGTTTTTGCTTGTTCTACTGTATCAAACTCTGGTTGTGATTTAAGAGTTTGTTTGATATCTGAATATATTTTTTCTGATTCTGCTTTAGATTTTGCTTTTTCTTCGGGAGTTTTTTCTTTACCTACTTGTCCTAAAGGTTCAATATAAGTTTTATAAATAAATTCTTCATCAAAATCTTTATTAGCATCCTCAGGATCTAAATTTAATAATGTAAAATTATCACCAAACGCCTGTCTATACGTGTCTATATTAGTATTTACATCGCGCCAAGAACGAATCACAATACTCGGCAACAATGATCTGTCTCGCTGTTTATTACGCTCTAGTGAGGTAATAGGCGACACATAAGTCATTATCATTGCTGTATCGTAACCTAATGATTCTAATTCTTGTTTTTTCTTAAGTAACGTTTTAGATGAACCTCCTACACTATCAATTAATAAATTTTTAGCGTCTTTGAGAGCATCTTGAAGTTTAGCGTCTGTTGCTTTTCTTGCTTGTCCCATTAGCTCACCTGATTTTTTTAGTTCATCAGGTGACATATTGGCTAATTTCATTCCAATACCTGAGGATTTAAGTAATTCCTCATAGGTATCGTCTACATTAATAGTAGTAAAATCTGAAGGTATTAATTTTTTAGATATAAATGATTTACCTGACCCTGCTGGACCAGCCATAAAGATTGCTTTTGGCTTGCCTTGTATTTCTTTTAATAAAGATATCAGTCCAATCATGGATATTATTTGTCATAAATATAATAAAAAAGGCTTGGATAACCAAGCCCTTTCTTTTAAGATTTTTTATTTTTAATTATTATCCAATAATATCAGATTCAATAGATTTAAGAAAATTATTATACTCATCATCGTTATCTGGGAAATAAGGGGTGTTTCCATCTTCAAGAGTTTTAGCAATTGCTTCTTCACGACTTTCACCTCTTTTAATTAAGTTGTTAATTTTTTTAATTATTTTCTCCTTATCTTTTTTTGCATTATTAAAACCAACCTCTGATTTCCAATAGTCTGTTAATATTTCTGAGTTAATGGAGTTTAAAAATTTTTTAAATTCTTTACCATCATTAACAAAATAACCACCATCAAAAAGAACAATTTCAATAGCATCATCACGATCATAATTTTTCTTTTTAATTAAGTTGTTAATTTTTTTAATTATTTCCTCCTTATCTTTTTCAGGGTCTTTTTGTTCAAATAATACACCTTTATCTGTCTCATTTAAAACAGCCATCATTTTTTTAGCTTGACCTTCAGTGATAAGACCTGCTAATTGGTTCATTCTAATTATTTCTTTCATTGGAAGTGTTTTTATTTGTTATAAATATATAAAAAAAATTCTAGGTCGTCAAATTTCTTTTTACCGTGGTCTTAAACTCAGTAAATATAGGAGCGTGAGTAGGATTTTCTAAATCAAATAAACGTTTTACTGTCTTAAAGATATCAATGTTTTCCTCTTGTGTTCTAGTGGAAGTAACCATTTCCCATCCTTTACCCTGCATTTTTTCTTTATTAGCTTTACGTTTAGAGGATTTTAACCAAAGAATACCATAGTTATCTACTTTTTTACCAAAACATTCCTCATAACACTTTCCATAAACAGCAGTCTGTAGCTCATAAGTAGGCTGGATATGATTAGAGGTTTTAAAGTCAATTAACCAAAGTTTATCTTCAATTTCAACAATCAAATCACAAGTACCTGCTACCTTTAATTCATCTGAAAATAAGTGAACTTCGGCCTCAATTAGTTTTGGATTATAGGTTTCCCAAAAATCTACAAAACGTAAAAACATTTGCCATACATCAGGACTGTATTGAGGATTACCATATTGGTTCATGAAATTCATTTCTTTACCTTCAAGGTATTCTTCAATCATTTCATGGACTTGAGTTCCTTCCTCACCTGCTTTTTTAACAATGTGTTCAGCAGAGTAACCTACTTTTTTAAGCCAGTCCTCAAAAAATTTACCTTTAGGATAATAACCTAAAACATAAGTAATTGATGGATAATATTCACCGTTTCGTCTATAATAACGGGAGTCTGGTAATGTTATTTGTTTAGCATCATCTGATACTTCTAAGATTCTATTGTAAGATTTTTTTATTTTGCTCATAAAAAGAGTTTTTTCTCAAGTAAACCTGAGAGTGTTAAGGGTAATGTGTCTGAAATTGTTTCTATGAAATTCTTAAAACCCATTTCACTTGGGTCCTTATCGTGCATGTCTACGAGATAAACTTCTTTGCCTTCGTTCATTAAACGCTCACAAAAACTTAATGCTTGTTTTTGAGCGTCCTTATCTAAAGCTATATATATTTTTTCGACACTAGACATTACAATCTTCTTCATCAAGTTTGATTGTATATTTTTGCCTAATAACGGGATTGCATTACGTTTGATAGCTATTGCATCAAATGGTCCTTCGCACAATATAAACGGTATATCCCAATTTATAAACAACTCAAATGGTATAATATCACGAGATACAGATGGATTTTTATATTTTATTTTAGGGTCTTTTTCAAATGAACGACCTGTAAAATAATTTAAACTTCCATTAGCATCATATGAGGGAATAATAACCATATTTTTGTAAGGACCTGATTCGCAATAACCAATATTGTATTTAAGTATATCTTCCTCTGAAATATTTCTAGATTTTAAATAAGCTAATGCTTGACGTCCTGAAATGTTAGATTGGGTAATATTTTTAAATGTTTTAAATTCTTTAGGTAAATTTACTTTTTCAGCAACAGCATATTCTCTATCAGATGTTTCTGTTTTAACTAAAGCTCTTAACTCCATCATCTTTTCAGGTGATGCTGTTTTTTGTTTAAATACTTGAGCTACTTTTTTACCTTTTTTATCACAAGCCCAACAATGCCAAGGATTCTCTCCCTTTTTATTTTCAGTAAAATTAATTTCTAATTTAGGTTTATGGTGATTACAGAAGGGACAACTATAAGCATAGTTACCTCTTGCTGTTGGTTTACCAGTTCCCAGTACAGAATTTACTAAAGCAATCAGTGGTTGATTGAGCATAACCTCAATATACAAACTTATTCTTGCGTAGCAAAGTCTTTGGTGAAAAATTTTCCTAAAATATTATCGTTAAAATATTTATCAGGTTTCTCTAATACACCATATGCGAATAAATACTTACACTCATGGTAAGTAAGAAGTTTTTTATTAAAAACAAACTGTAAGATCTCACGGGTAAAGTCCTCTTGTTTACCTCCTTTTATGAGTTCTACAATTTGTTTTGTAGATCCGTAATACGTTTTCCAATCAGATTCTTTTTGAACTACTTGAGTAGTAGGTTTACGACCTCTACCTGTTTGCTCGGCCAGTTCTTTTTTGGTTAATTTACGTTTAACGTTGTGATATAGCGATTTTTTTCCAATATACGATACCCCACTTGATTTGTGAGTTGTAATATATATAAAACCGAATGTTCCTTGAGGCATATCCTCAATTGAATTTATAACTTTTCCTTTGTATAACCACATAATTTATCTATCTATATTTACTAATATTGTTGTATCTGTTGTTGGTGATAATGGTAATGGTTGGGATAATTTTCCTACGGCCAATAATTGGTTTTGGTCATTATATAAACCTACTGTTGTAGCATAAGGTCTAAAGTAAGAACCAGTAGCAAAATTATATAATTCTTGTGCTGGAGTGTAAAATGTTCCTATTGAACTTGAATTAGCTGTACTACCTGAAGTAATTGTAGGGTTTTGACTAAAATTAAATTCATATTGTCTAGCAGTACATTTATATTGGGTTTCATAAATTGTAAGAGATGATGAAAATGAACATGTTACGTTTGAAGATGTTACAAAATTTTCAATAGTACTGTATCCAGAACCTCCTCCATAAATTGATGAACCATAAATAGCACCACCGTAAACACTACTTCCTCCTCCTACTTTATTGTTAGTTATAATTGCTAATCCATGTCCATAAAATATATTTCCTATAATTTCTTGAGAAGCAGAAAATATTAAATTACCTTGTCCATCATCATAAATAGAACCACTATCTGTTTTCCATAAAAATGAATTTGGTTGAATGTAATTTCCAAAAATACCTGTGGGGATAGATAAAACCCCTATTTCCGCATTTGATTCTGTAGGAAAATAATGAGCAAAAGTTAAAGATGTTTGAGGATAATTATAATATCTGCCTGCTGAGGAAGTTGTTCCTACTAAAACATCTCCTGATTGGTTTGCTCCAGGAAATATACTAGCGGTTACTACAGGAGAACCATAACTAGCTGTAGAATTTAAATAATTAGAATAATAAAGTTGTTGAATAGAGTCAAAAACTAGTCTTTGATATTGAGTAGATATTTGACCTGTTTGTGGGTCTATTGTAGGATTAAATATATAATTATCAATATTTGTACCTAAATATCTATCAATACCTACAACAGAACTAGTTAACGCGGCTGCCCCCTCAAAAGTAAACGCTTTGTTTACCTCAAGCGGAGTAATTACTATATCCGACGCTAAAAATTGTTTGTAAGCACCCATTCATTTTAGAAATCAAGTTTAACTCTAATAAGAGCTTCTTTAGTAAAATCTTTAGTTAATGGTCTTGACAATTTAGCTACTGCTAACAAGTCATTTGTATCATTATACAAACCAATAGTTGTAATGTATGTTTGTGGGTTGTTAATAAATTGAGGATATAACACTTCACCTGTTGAACCTGAAATAAATGATGGGTTTTCTGAGTAGTTATATTCTGAACTTCTTGGTCTTACAAATACGTAATCAGAAGTAATAGTTTCTTGTGAATTTAAAGTAAATATGTTTGCTGTTGAACCAGACATAGCTCTAAATAAAGAAGCATTAGCATTTGTTGCTGCGTTATAAGCTACGTTACCTGTATATGCTGATCCACTAAATGTAAAACTAATACCTCCACTAATTGGGGGTTCACCTAAAGCTAAAGGATTCAATAAAATTGCTCCAATATCAGGTAATAACCAACCATAAGAACCAGAATTAACAGAATAACCATCTGTAGTTGTTCCGCTATTTGTATATTTAGTACCTGCTGAACCTGATATTAATTGGAATACTCTTCCTGCCTCACAGTAAGGAACTGTAGAAACATATTGGCTATTATCTGTTAAAGTAATAACTCCTTGGCTTCCAGAAAGTTTTAATGTTAAAGAACCTAAAAATATAGCATCTTTATAACAAGCTCTTTCCATAGTAACGGCAAAGAATTGAGATGAAGTAACAGCACCAAAAACAAAATTAGCGTTTTCGTCACCTAATACTAAATCTTGCCATTGTCCCCAAATTGTTGCTGTAGGTGACTTACCGTTTACAGCACTGTTGTAGTTAGCACTACCACTACCATATGAATTTCCATAAGCAATACCAAATTGAACTGCTGAACTTGATTCATTAGATGCTGTATTGTATACATTTAAATAATAGTTTCCTGAACTACCATTTGCTTGTGTTGATGATGTAAAAAATGTAGATAAGGTAGGATTACCAGTCGTCCAACAAGTGGAAGATATGGCATCTGAACTTACTACGAAATCATCGGCTACTAATCTTGTATAAGACATATTTTATATATTAAGATACTTTAATTACTGTTACAGGGATAGTTAAACGAGCACCACTATCTCTACCTTCTACTGTTAATGTAGCTTGAAGTTGAGTTTGTGTACTAAATAATGTGTTTACAGTTGTTGCTGTTAAATTAATAGTAGTACCTACAACTGTTTTGGATACACTAGTACCGATTGTTGTTGTTTGATTTGCTACATTTAAAGCATTTACTGCTGGAGTGTTAATACCTACACCTTGGAAATTAGAAAATAATCTAATATCAGAAATTGTAGCTGAGTATCCTGAAGTTTCATAAGTATTTCCTCCTTGGTAATTTAATGTTTGAGGAGTAATTGCTAATGAAGCTCCTTGTTTCAAAATAATTGAATTGTAACCCAAATCAAGGATAGGCATTTTAGCTGTTCCACGAGGTAAAGTTACAAGTTTATATTTCATAACTTGGTTAGATTGAGGAAATGCCTCTAATAAAGGCATATTATCAATTGCTTGTCCGTAATAAGCAGAACCTGAAGGATGATTTGGATTGTATAATGTGTAATCAATTTCATCATCTGCTAAAGCAAACTGAGTAATTTGAAACTGTCCATTTTGTTGAGCTAGTAATTGACGACCTGTATCTGTTAAAATAGCGTCTACGGTTACTACTGTGTTATTTAAATATCCCATTGTTTATTTTATTATAAATATATGATTTTATTGTTTTTGTATTATAAAGTTTTAAAGTATCCTGCTTGTTGTGCTACTTGTACAAAAGAACCTGTGAAGTATGGATTAATTGTTGATGGAATTATTAACCCAGATTGAGTTACATTAATTTGATTAAATGGATTAAAATAAGGATACATATTAATAGCTACTGATTGTTCATTTAAAGATCTAGTATAACCTCCTCCACCATCAATATTTACATAAGCACCACCTTCTAAAACTTGATAAGCTCTACTACTAGAAACTAAACTTCCTGTTGATACAGCGGGGTATATCATACTTGCTGAAGCATTATTAAAAGTATCTTGAACTAATCCTACATTATTATTTTTTGAATTTAATACTATAGAATTACCATCTAAATCAATTAATGCTATCAATTGAACATCAGATATTCCTGAGTCGTATAGTGAGTTTTGACCCGCAAATTGGATATAATTAAAATATCCAAAATATTGGGTATAATTTTGAGCAGCAGATTTAGAAGCATAAGTTGTTAATTCACAACCATTATATCTTGGATTTGTTACTCTAA